ATTATTCATCTTAATTATTTATATTATTTTTTTTCAGTTATCAAGAAACCAAATGGTGTATCTAAAATATAATGAGGATAATCATCCAAATTTATAAAATCTATATTATTATAACCTAATATTATATCATTAATTATAATATTATTATAATTTTCATAATAATAAATTGTTTTTGTATTATTCTTAAATTCTATAATAATTTTATTATTAATTAATTTATTATAATAAATAGCATCAATATAATTATTTAATAATAATAAATCATCAAAACTTATAGGTTTTATTAATTTTTTTTTATTATTTTCCCTAGGTCTATATAAAGTATCTAAATAATTATCTGTATGAATAACTCTTCTTGGTATATTACTATTTTGTAAATTTAATTTTACACAACTTTTTCTATAATTATTAGTTAAATATAAATTACTAAAACAAACTACATTACACATATATATTAGTAAAAATAATAATATATTTTTCATAAGTATATATATATAATATATTTAATTTTATATAAAAATTAATTAATTTGAATAAGCTAAACCACCCATTCCTGATAATATTCTCAATACATTATAATTTACAGCAAATACACTTATCATTCCTTCTACAGATGAAGCAACTTGTAAATGTGCTGAATCTATTCTAGACATATTTAAAGTTCCTGATGGTTGATGTTCTTCGGGTTTTAAAGCAAATGAATAAACATTAATACCCATATTATATAATCCTGGAGTATTTTCGTGATGCTGATAAGGTTGTATTACTGAGAAATAATTACCAGGTCTTTCACTAAATCTGTCATTACCATTTAATTGGATTTTTGCTAATGTTACTGGATTATCTACTTCTATATCACCAGTAAGATTATCATCAATATCATATAATACACTATCTACATCTTCTAATTTATTGTATAAATAATTATTTGATTTATTAGTAAAGTTATTCCAATACGTTTTATATGGACTTTCATTATCTGGTTTGATTACCCAAAAAAGTTCTTTACAAGGATGATTAAAATTAATTTTGATTGATCTCATAGTTTCAAGTCCTCCACTATTTATCTTTTCAGAACCAGTAAATTGTAATTGTTCAATTAAATATTCATGAGATAATTGAGCAAATCTTCTTCTTTCATCTGTATCTAAAAATATATAATCTACCCACATTTCAGCATCTTCTAAAACTATTTCTCTTGAACTAAGAGTTGAATTTGGTTCACCATATTTTACATCTGTTGTTACATCATAAGAATAATTATTCGCATTATCATCAACCAATTCATTTAATGTACAAAATTCCATACTTATTTTTACTTCGTGATATTGTAAAGCAATTAATGGTAACGCTAAACCTACATTTCTACAAAACCAAAATTCCAATGGAACATATATTATTTTTTCCCCACCATTCTTTTCAATTATTGTTGAAGAATTTCTTTTATTTCCTCCTACCATTTTATGATAACCCTCACGTTTTCCTATCGGCATTGATAATTCATTCCATATATACATCCATTCTGAATAATGTTTATCAATTGTTTGGCTACCAATTTGTAGCAATACATTCTTAATTAATCTTAAACCATAATAAGGTACTAAAGCAGCATCATTAGTAGTGCTGTTATTTTTAATTTTGCCTTTGAAATAAATACGATTTATTAAATCACCATTTCTTGTTATTTGAACATTAACACTAGTAGAACCTAAATTTGTTGAACCATTAAAAGTTTGTTCTATTGATTCAATCGCAAAATTTGTATGACGTCTATAAACAACTTTGAAAAATGTTATTTGTGGATTACCGGTTAAGTAAACATCTTGTGCGCCATAAGCAACTAATTGTAAAAGACCACCTGGCATTTATAATATCTTATACTATACATGGAGAAAAAAATAATAGATTTATACACTTCTTTCTAATTACTATAAGCAATACCACCCATACCTGATAATATACGTAATACGTTGTAATTAACGGCATATACGTATATGGATGCGGGTGATTCTGCTGATATACCGATGACATAATTTAAGCTTAATGTTGAAGTATCAATTCTTGACATATTTAAAGTTCCAGATGGTTGATGTTCTTCGGGTTTTAATGCGAATGAATAAACATTGATGCCTGTATTATATGGTATATTTTCGTGATGTTGATATGGTTGTATTAAATTGAAATATAAACCATCGCGTACGCTAAATCTATCATTACCATTTAATATTAATTTACCATTTGTTACATTATTTTTAGTAGCACTATTTGGACCAATTAATATTTTTAAACTTTCATAATTATCAATACTTGCTATTTGAGTATTTTTATCAGTATAATTAAACCAATTACTATTATTGGTATTATCTTTTTTAACAACCCATATTAATTCTTTTACAGGATGATTTAAATTTAATCTAATTTTAGGATCAGCATTTTCTTTTCCAGTAAATTGTAACTGTTCTATTAAATATTCATGAGAAGATTGAGCAAATTTTCTTCTTTCATCAGTATCTAAATAAATATAATCAACCCATAAACTCGCTTGTAAATCCATTGTTCCATCGGGCAAATCTGAATTTCTTTTACATAAAGAATATTCTTCAAAATGTATATTAATTTTAACTTCGTGATATTGTAGGGCAATTAAAGGTAATGCTAAACCTACATTTCTACAAAACCAAAATTCTAATGGTACATATAATGTATTTAAGGTATCACCAGTAACACTATAATGTGTGTCCTCTTTTAAAATATCTGTAAATGTTTCTAAAACATTTCCCGCATTACTACTAACAGTTGTAGGACTTGCAACTCCATTAATAGTATAATTTGTTTCTCCATTACCATCATATATAGCACCTTTTATACCACCACTTAATATTAAATCATTAGTAATTGTTGTGGGTACTTCTTCTTTTGTTTCAGTAACTTGAACAGTTGCTTTATTAGAACCATTCCCAATTAATTTAAATATTATTAAAACATTATTACCAACTGATTCTAATTCGAGATCTGGTATTTCTTGATTTTGAGCTATACCAGTTATATCTAATTTATCAGTTAAATATATTCCTAATTCTTTTTTTGAAATTAAAAAGGAGTTATGTTTTTTGCTACCTTTTCCACCTACCATTTTGAAATAACCTTCTTTTTTAGAATATGGTAAAGATAATTCATTCCATATATACATCCAATCCGCATAATGTTTGTCTATTTTTTGACCTCCAATTTCTACCTCAGCTGTTTTAATAACTCTTAGACCAAAATAAGGACATAAATTAGTATCTTTAGTTTTTATTTCTAAATAACTTCTTGATATTAAATCACCATTACGTGCTATAGTGCTTGTAACTCTTCCACCATAAGCTACATTACCATTAAAAGTTTGTTGTATAGATTCTAAAGCAAAATTAGTGTGTCTTCTATAAACAACTTTGAAAAAGGTAATTTGTGGATTACCTGTTAAATAAACATCTTGGGCACCATAAGCAACTAATTGTAAAAGACCTCCACCCATTATATATTAAATATCTATTTATAACAAAGAAAAATAAATTTTAATTTCAAACATTATAAAACCTAATTAGAATATGCGATACCACCCATACCAGATAATATACGTAAAACATTGTAATTTACAGCAAATATAGATATTTCTCCAGGTTTAACATCAACACCACTATTTTTTCCATTATTATAAGTTAAGTCTAGAGTAGCAGTATCTATTCTAGACATATTTAAAGTTCCAGATGGTTGATGTTCTTCTGGTTTTAACGCAAATGAATAAACATTGATACCACGGTTATTAGGTACATTTTCGTGATGTTGGAAAGGTTGTACTAAATTAAAATAATCACCTTCTCTAGCATAAAATCTGTCATTACCATTTAATATCAATTTAGCAGTTTTTACACAATTTACAGCAGTTGAACTTGGTCCCAATTTTTTTGCTAATGAATTATAAGTAGTAGTATTAGATAAACCAGCAACATTATTTAATATAGTAGAATCAGTACAGAAATTTATCCAATCTTTATCTTTAGTAGGATTAGTATCATAATTCATTCTCGCAACCCAAACTAATTCTTTAACTGGATGATTGAAATTTAATTTAATTTTTGTTGTTGCTGTTTCTTTACCAGTAAATTGTAATTGTTCTATTAAATATTCGTGCGAAGATTGAGCGAATTTACGTCTTTCATCAGTATCTAAATAAATATAATCTACCCATAATTCAGCAGATAATCCATCCAATTCACTTCCATTTTTACTACATTCATCACCTCCAGCAAATTCAATAACAACTTTTACTTCATGATATTGTAAAGCGATTAAAGGTAATGCTAAACCAATATTTCTACAAAACCAAAATTCTAATGGTACATACATTTTTGTAGGATTTGCTGCTCCCCCGACCATTTTAAAATAACCTTCTTTTTTGCCTGCAGGTAAAGATAATTCATTCCAGATATACATCCAATCAGAATAATGTTTATCTATTCTTTGACCCCCTATTTCTACTTCTGCTGATTTAATAACACGTAAGCCTAAATAAGGAACAGCATTTGTAAAAGTGCCACCACCACCACGTTCACTCATAACTAAATAAGCTCTTGAGATTAAATCACCATTTCTTGATATAGTAGCGGTTACACGTTGACCAAAATTTACAGAACCATTAAAAGTTTGTTGTATTGATTCTAAAGCGAAGTTAGTGTGTCTTCTATAAACAACTTTAAAAAAGGTAATTTGTGGATTACCTGTT